AGGATCAACAAATGGAACTATCCTAACCAACAAGACACACTCGATGCAGAGTGGGGTAACGTTGCTAACATCCGCTTCCTGCTTTCTAGCATTGGCTCTACAACAGCTAACGCTTCATTGCTCGGCGCGACAGTTTACAACAACTTCGTCACTGGTAGAGAAGCTTTTGCAGCTATCGAACAAGATGGCTACTCAGCACAGTTCATCTATCGTCCACCTATCTATGACGGACCATTGGCCCTCAATGCCAGCGTTGGATACAAATTCGCTGAAGTTCCAAGAATCACAAACGATACGTGGGTATTTAACCTACGTTGCACTTTAGCGTAAGGAGATAAAAACAATGAGTTCACCAATTAATGCACAATTAACAGGTACTTTTACATCAGACGGTAACACTAAGAACATTAGTCTTCCTTCTGGATATACATCCTTCAGGATGATCAACATTACGGACCTTGGCTCAACTGCAGCTAACACAAACGTAATGCGCGCAGAAGGAACATCTTCAATGGCTGCTGGTTCTGGATTATATAATCCAAAGACTAGCGGAGCTGCAACACTGGCTTTGGAAGTTTCAACTACTACAGGTGGTTTTACTTTCGTAAGCGATAGTGCAGCCCTCCTTAACGGAGCTGCTGTTGCAACCTCTGGAACAGATATTAACCGCGCGAACCCTGCTGTAGTAAGCACGGGAACAACAACCAATCTGGTTGCCGGCGTATCTGTTGTAAGAATGATCAACAACACAGGCATGTTACAAATTTCAGGAATGGACTTCACAGTAGGTACAGTTTCTGGGGGTGCAAGCTTCCAGCTGAAATACCTTGATAACTCTGGGTTTGCTGCTGATTCTACAGCCGGTTTCTACCGTATTGTGAACGCAGATCCTAGATACTATCCAAGAGCACGTTACATCACTGCTATTACACAAGCTACAAGCGCTGTGATCACACTCTCTGTATCCCACGGTTATACCGTAGGCCAGGCAGTGCGCATCTATGTGCCTTCTGCTTTTGGAATGACAGAGATCAACGGTCTCTTAGGAAACATCACAGCAGTTACAACTGGATCAACTAACACTATTACTGTCGATATCGACAGCACTGGTTTCACAGCATTTGCATTCCCAACTTCTGCTATCGCAGCAGCTGGCGTGACATTTGCTCAAGTTGTACCCGTTGGTGAAGCAGCTATCAATAGCACTTCACAGCCTTATGGCAACTTGCTCGATGATGCAACAGATAACCAATCCTTTACTGGTGTTTCTGTTGGAACAACTGTCCAGACAACTGGAAAAGTGTACCAATGGTTCGCTAACAAAGCTACGGCTATCTAATTAACCAAATGACCCCTCTTCGGAGGGGTTTTTACAAAAGGAAAAAAGATGAGCAAAAGAATAGATATTAGTGGTTCAGTGACTCCTTCATCGGAAGTCCCTCACATCACTCAAAGTAGAAAAGAATTAGCAAATAAGAAGCTAAAAGAACTAATGGCCGAAGAAGGCAAGTTAGTCCGCGGTGTATTCCAGATGTTTGAAAATCCTGGAGGAACCCAAAAAGTAAGTTACAAAAAATATCCCACTCCCGCTGAGATGAGAAAAAGAGGCGGAGAAGGTGGACTAGAACCTTTTTCTAAAGTTATGACCGATGGATGCGAGTATGAGATCCCTCTATATGTTGCACGATTCCTAAATGGAACCGATGTAATGGCAGGAGCTCTTAGCGATGAAAAAAGAACTTCATCAATCATTGGAACTTGTTCCTATGGAATCAGCGGTTTCAAATACGCTGGAGATGCTCTTCCACCTAGTCAACTTGGTTTTGGACCTAATGGAGAAGGTGGAATACCAGTACCCATTGTCGGAGTAACAAAACGAGTCAAGCGTTATGGCTTTCAATCGCTGGAATTCTCAGCGGGAGATCGTTAACCTTGACTATCTCTACGTGGGCGCCTACTTCACAAATAATAACCAATATTACCAATGCCAACCCTGGGGTTGTGACAACATCGCAATCCCATGGCTTTTTAAATGGCCTCTACGTACGTATAGATATGTTCCCAGAACCTGCACTTTTTGGGATGACGCAGGTAAGCAACCAGGTTTACTTAATTACAGTCATTGATTCTACAAGCTTTTCGATAGATGCCGATACGAGGAATTTCGACGTATTTATAGCCGGCACAGACCCTCAAGCTCCTCAAGCCATTCCCGTAGGAGAGGTCGCAACAACCCTTAATAACTTAGAAAGAAACACCCTTACTCCAATTGGAGGATAATCATGTCTACACTCCCTAATACACTCGCCGATATAAGAACAAAAGTACGACGCATTACAGCAAGACCTTCCGCTGTCCAAATCTCAAATGCTGAAATCGATAAGTACATCAACACGTTCTACGTCTATGACATGCCAGAGCATCTTAAGATGGAGTCTTTGCGCTATAACTATGAGTTTACAACGACCGCTAACGTCGCTGTCTATGACCTTCCAACCGATACTTACTTAACTGCTATGCCACCTGTTTTTATCGGGGGATATCAGTCTTATATGACTCAAAGCAGAGAAAACTTCTTTAGAATCAATCCAGGCCTTAATTTCCTGCAGCAATCAGTTTATACTGGAAACGGAACAAATACAGGTTATACAGGTCAGTTTTTGACTAATTTACCCATTACTCAGGGATTTAAACCCAATCCTCCAGGCGCCTTTACAACATGGACTTCTGGGAATGATATCGCTGCCAAGTTTCTTAATTGGAATGTGATTGTATCAGGACTCGGAACACCAGATGCAACTTCTGGGATTACTCCATCTGTGACTCTTATTGATGATGGTCTCGGACGTTTATTTGCTCCTACAGACACTAGTATTAATCCTGCTAATGCCCGTGGAACCATAAATTATATAACAGGTGCTATAGACATCACGAACTTTGCAGCTACAATCCCTTCTGGAAACCCCATCAACGTTCAGTATATACCCTATGTAGCAAGCAGGCCTCAGTCTTGTGTATTCTTCCAGGATCAGATCATCGTTTATCCAATCCCAGATCAAGCATATACAGTGTCTTTTGAGGCTTATAAATATCCTACGGCCTTTTTAGCATCGGATGTGTCGGGAACATCCACCCCTCAGCTTACTGAATGGTGGCAGCTTCTTGCTTATGGTGCCGCGGATAAGATCTTCGCAGATAACGCGGATTTAGAGAATATGATGAAGTTTAGACCGCTGCTTGAAGAGCAGATGAATCTTGTTCTTAGAAGGACGATTGTTCAACAAACGAGTGAAAGGGCAGCGACTATATATTCGGAACAAAGTCAGTTTCCAGGCTACGGATTTGGGAATTTGTTTAGTGGATTTTAAATAATTTTCGGTTTGTTTCTTTCTTCAATTGCACATAGACGTCCATGAAAATCTTTCATCTCGTCGGCAATCCCTTTTAGAATAGCTTGGGTTTCTCTACTATATTGTTTGTTATCTTCTCGAATGTTTTGACAAGCCAAATCAGCTCGTGTTGTAGCCCACATAAATAATCCCAACATTGTTCCTATATTAGCTATTACAACTGCTGCAATAGTAATTAAGTGGGTAATGTCCAGTGTTTGCATGATTTTCTCCTATTTGCCTCTATTGTACCAAAATGTTAGGATGAGGTAAATGTATAAAAATTATTTGAGGCTCTATGACTTTTGATCCTACAATTCCTAATGCGAATCATTTTATTTCAGCTGACCAACCGCAGATTACAATTAACTTTAGCCAACTAAATTCCATATTCGACATAGATCATATTAAATATGATGATGGAACGGCTGGAAATAGAGGAAAGCATAAACAGGTAACATTAATAGCCCCTGTTGCCGCTGCAGCTGCAGGAACAGAAGGAATTGTTCATTCGGTAAATGGTGCAGGAGTTACTTTTAATGGAGTTCCTCTTCCTTTCTTTTCTAATAACTTAGGAGATTACCCTTTAATGGGAGATCTTCTAAATACCTCTGGAACAAACTTTTCTTTTACTTTAGGAAATATAATATTCAAACTAGGAACAGGAACATTCAGTGCTACAAATGGTACCAAGACAGCTACTATTTCATTCGGATCGGCATTTCCGACAGCTATTATTGGTGTTTATTGTCAAGGTTATGCTACAGGATTGAATGCTATTTCAATTACCACAGGCCCAACTACATCTGCTTTTACAGCCACACTTTTCCTACAAAGTTTAGCTACTCCAACGTTTAGTTATTTAGCTATAGGATACTAATGTCATCATCGACATTTGCTGTAGTCAATCTTCGTGATGGCGCAAGAAGAGATGTAGTACCCTTCTTACTAGAAAACGACGCTTTTCCCATCCTTGAAAACGCTTATTTATTTAGAGGAAGGATTCAGAAGAGATCCTGCTTTACTAGACTTGGAACAGGAACTAGTCGATTAAGATGGCAAGTTGGAACGACTGATGGGGCCGGAGCTCAAGTTATTGTTTTGAACGATGCCCCCATTACATCTTCTATAATACAAGTAACGGTAGGCGCAACCACATTTACAGACTCAGGGGCAGTCGACGTTCCTCCAGCACCTCTTCTTTCTAATAGTGGAGCTACCGCTTCTTTAGATAGAACAACCGGGGTTTTGACTATTGCTGGTGCGCCAGCTCTAACAGCTATTTATTACTATCCTGGGCTTCCAGTAATGGGTCTTAGAGTAGTAGAACAAGTTTCTTCGAATGATGCGATAAACGATGAATTATTAATGGGTTTTGATACGAGATATTCATATATCTATGATAAACCTACTCAAAACTTTTCAGCAGCAAATCAATTTGTTACAACTAATAACATATTTACTTGGGAAGGAACTAGTTCGGATCAATTTTGGACAACTAACTATTATCAAGTCTTATGGGCAACTAATAATATACCTGGACTTCATGTTGCGGTTGGTAATGACGCTCCCGGAGAAGGTGATGGGATTCGTTGGTACAATAGCGTCAACAATAGATGGAGCAATTTCAACCCTGGTCTTAATGGAACTACAACACCTGTAGTCGCTCCAACTGAATTCCTACTAGGTGGCTTAATTATTCTTCCTTATAAAGATAGGCTAGTGGTTTTAAATACCGTTGAAGGAGCTGCTCTTAATGGAACTAGGTTCCCTCAGCGAGCTAGATGGTCTCAAAATGGAACACCATTTTATGTGAATGCTCCGGCTGCGGGTACGTTTTCAACTAATGCTTGGAGCTCTGTTGAAGTAGGTAGGGGTGGTTTTATAGACGCTCCCACACAAGAACAGATCGTTTCCGCCGAATTCATTAAAGACACCCTGATTGTGTATTTCGAAAGATCCACTTGGCAGCTTGTCTATACCAACAATGAAATCCTTCCATTTATCTGGCAAAAGATAAATACCGAACTAGGATCAGAATCTACCTTTAGCACTGTTCCTTTTGATAGGGGGGTATTCTCATTTGGAAACTATGGAATTATAACCACGGACTCCGTAAATGTCGTTCGAATTGATGAAAAAATACCCGATGAGATTTTTCAGATTCAAAACAAGAATAATGGATCTAAGAGAGTTTCTGGAATACGAGATTATAATTCTCAGTTAGTTTATTTCTCATATCCTATAGTTGTAGACGAAGACAACGAAGGCCCATCCTATATTCTTACTTATCCAAATCAGGTTCTAGTTTATAATTATCTAGATGGTTCATGGGCGGAGTTCGATGATTCGTTTACTTGCTTTGGTTATTGGCAAGCAGTGACAGATAAAACATGGGCTGACTTAACCCAATCTTGGGAATCTTCTAGTTTTGCATGGAATTCACAAGTTCTTCAATCCAAATATCCAGACGTAGTCGCAGGAAATCAGCGCGGTTTTGTCTTTGTTTATTCTCAGCTTCAACAAAACGGACAAAACGTCCCAAGTTTAGAAATCAGCAACGCCAGCAATCTGACTATTACCTGTCCCGATCATAACCTTGTCAATGGCGACTATATCTTAATAACAAACATGACGGGATTTACAACTTGGAATAATACGATCTTCATAGTCGCAAATGCTAATGTCAACACGTTTGATCTTACTCTTCCGTCTCCCAATATTATCCCTCTTGCAACTGGCTATACGGGAGCAGGAATGATTACTCACATCCCCAAACCCACGATCATGACAAAAGAGTTTAATCCCTTCTATGAATCAGGGGATTCTACAAGGGTTAATTATATTGATATCTTAATGGATAAAACAGTTAGTGGACAGATTTCGGCAGAATTTTATACTAATAGTAATGACACTTTACCAATAGAAACAGATTTAGTTTTAACGGCTCCCGAGCCTACTAGTTCATATTCCGCTACGCAACAGAGGATATGGCATAGGATCTACTCAAACACCTTTGGATCTTTCTTCCAGAACAAGTTCACCTTAAATGATGATCAAATGAGAGATCTTGCTATCGCTACTTCTGACATCACGATTCATGGACTAGTTTACTATGTGAACGCAGCCGGCAGGCTCTCTTATGACGTTTAATCCTACGAGCTCTATCGCACCTTTTCTTCAAACGAGTCTGTTCTTTCCTGATGAGTTCGATGAGTTTAGGGTTAAGTTCTTGGAACTCTATAGAGACATCTCAAACTGTGTAAATGTCAGGCAAATAGCGGTGTTCGATCTACAAGAGTTCTTAACTGGTGAATCATGGTCAACAAATGGCGATCCTCAAAGAAAGAAACAGACTTACAGGAAGATATTCTATTTCAGCGATGCATCTTTGAATTTTGCTCATAACATTACAGGAATAACTCTTACAACCCATATCTACGGTTCATTCACAGATGGAACGAATTTCTATCCCCTTCCTTATGTATCCTCAGCAGCGGTGGCTAATCAGATCCAGATAGTTGTTACTCCAACGAATATCGTGGTAACAAAGGGCGGAGGCGCGCCTGCTATTACTAATGGCGTGATCATTTTGGAGTTTTTGAAGAATTAAGCATGTTATATAACGCCCAGAATCTATTTTTAATTACTTCTTCATCACTGGAAGTAGTAATAACAAAAGTAAATGATTCTGTTTCAGCCTTGATTTGAAAACGTTCATCGTCATTCAAATCTGTTTCCTGTATAAATATATGTGATATATGATCTATATTTATTAATGAATTATCTTCGTTATTTACTAAGAACTTTGTCATTTTGTCTCCTTGTTATCGCTCAATGCAAGAGTTGAACTTGCGACCCTCTATTTAACAGACAGATGCTCTAACCAACTGAGCTCATTGAGCTAAAAAGAGTGAGGCGGGTTGTATCGCATATCACATCCCTTTCGGGCCCACTCACATTTATTTTACTATCGTGATATTCTCAACGAAGTACGCATCTCCACTTTCCGATCTAGTGATAGATGAAATAAACTCTCGTCGATAGTCAATCACAACTTCGTATTGATTGTTAAAGGCTACTAGGGCCTTATCGGCCATGGC